GGCTTGTCCGCCAGCTTCACGGCGGTGCGTCGCGCTACCTGGATGTCAGCCTGGCCATCCAGCACGTTGTCGTTGGTATTGATAGTCTGAGCCATGATTCCCTCCCAGGAATGTAAGGGGGGCCCCGAAGGGCCCCCGTATTTGCTACCGCTCGGGAATGCTGCTGGGAGCCGCGGCCACGTAGCCCACAAGGGACAGTACGCCGTTGGTCACAACATCACTCGCAGTGGCAGCCACGACGATAGAGATCAGCCCACCAGCATCGATGGTGCCGTCCTTGATCGTCAACGCGCCCAGGTTCGTGGTGGCCGTAACCGACGCAACGACCTGGGTGCCAGCAGCAGTGTCTCCGATGGTGATTTCCGGCGTGGCAGTGATGCCAGCTGCCCGGAACGTAGCATCGGTAAGTTCGACCGACATGCCAGTAGGCAGGTCCACCGTGTAGGTGAACGTGCCCGAGCTGGCAGCCAGGTCAATCGGAATCACGATAGGGACAATCGCGCCGTCAACCGGCCCGGCCTGTCCGCTCTCGCGGTCGTAGTAGGAAGTAAGCTTGCCCATGATGGCCTCCTTGGGTTATGCGCCTTGGCCTCCGATCCAACCGCGCCAGTCAGCAGCGCCAGCAGACAGACGATAGGTAAGCTTGCTCTTCCAGTTACCAGTATCGAAGTCCAGGGTGTGGTCGGTGTAGGGCTCCATGCGCCAGTACACCAGAACCCGAGTCTCCTCCGGGGGACCGTGCAGGAACCAGTCGTCGTCACCGGTCAGGTACTTGGACTGGAGGATCTGCATGGGATGCTGGTTGAGAGCGTTCACAGCGTTGTTGGCAGTGTTGTGCCGCAACTCGCTGTGCAGGATCTCATAGGCCAGCCACTTGAGGTCCACAGGAATCAGCAGATTGTGCGCGCTCATCTCGATGGGCAGAGAACGGTCGTCGACCATCTTGTCCATCAGGTTGACCGCGGTCTCCAGGTTGGCCTGGGACAGGTCGCCGCTGATGAGGTTGTCGTAGGTGCCGCCGCCGACGAGGGGGTGACTGTTGTTGAACAGACTCACGCCGTCGGGGGTGGTGGTCCCAGAGAACCCGTTGTTGATAATGTTCCAGATGAACTGCTCGATGCTAACACGAGCGGCCCGCGCCAGCGCAGGGCCAGCGTTACTGAGCGCACCGTCAAGGTCGTCGTCCATGGTCTCGAAGGAGATCTGGAAGCCCTTGGCGAAGGTCAGATGAGTGAACCGCTTGTCGTAACCCTGGAGCAGGGTGTCATACTCGATGCCCTGACCCTCGGGCTTCTGCGGGAAAGTACCGAAGCCAGTCAGGCCGGTAATCTCCTCGTAGGCGCGCTGCGAGTCACGGACGTTGAAGGACATGGGATAGGTCAGGCTCGGCGCGTCGAAGCGCTCGAACATGAGCTCGTCCAGGAAGGCCAGCCGATTCACAAACTGATCGGTGTACCTCTGGCGAAGCATAACGGATCCAGCACTAGCCATTTTCTACACCTCCAGTTTAGGTAACGATCGTCCGACCGCTAGTGTACAGATGGACCGCGTCACAAATCTTCACGATCCACTTCTCGTTAGCAGCGGTGACATCATTCTTAGAGTCGCTGCTAAGGGCAACAAGCTGCACCACGTCATGCGCGGCGCGAACACTGGTGACCTCGCTGGTGTCGAGCTCCACCTTGGACTGGCCCGTCAGGGAGTTGCCAGAGGTGTGAGACACCAGATTGCAGTAACGGCCCTGCGCCAGAAGCGCGTTGGCCGTGGTGGTGATGGCGTTGCCATCGGCCTGGATCTCGAACAACTGGTTCGGATCGTCGTAGATCTTCATCTCGGTTTCGCTGGCGCCCACTGGGTGCGCAACGACGCCGACAATGCTGGTCTCCTGGGCCGCGGTGGCGCCGTTATAAACAGCAGGACCGGCCTCGGCCAGGTAGAGCAGGGCGCCCTCATAGATCACGCCAGTAGAACTGCGCGTGTAGGACGAAATCTGGGGGGCGGTGCCGTACTTGGACCGCACCGGTCGGAGCCCCAGTTGGGCATCAATGTTGGCCATGTGTGTGGTCTCCTATTCTCGACGGAACATATCCGTCTGGACCATGGGAGCGGGGTCGCCGCTCGAACGTAGTGGGGTCTCGCCTGAGGACCGCGGGACTGCACCCTCGCCATACGTCTGGTAGTGCTTGGTGCGCTGCTGCTTTGCGGCTTGGCTCTGCTGGAACCGGAACTCGGCGTCGCGCGACCGCTTAGCCTGGCGGGCGTCCCAAATGTCTTTGGGAAGCTTGCACAGGATAGAGTCGGTTCCGCGCCGCACGTAGTTGTCCACGTTAGCCATGCCCTCCATACGCGCCGGGGGATCGTTCAGATACTTCGTAAGGTTCTGGCCGATCTCGTCGTCGTATTCAACAGGCACCCAACCGCGCCAGCCACGATGGGCTCGGTAGTCGGGGTTCTTCCAGGACAGTACCCAACCTTCGGGATGGGAAAGGATCGCGTGAGGATTCTGTTCGTCATACGGGTCGTACGCAAGCTCGGGTTCGGGATCGTACGGATTACCCGCATCGCGCTGGGCCGCAGCGGCCCCTGCAAGCTGGTCGACTCGGTCACTGAGCGAGGACAAAGCGTCCAACAGATTGGAGCGCTCCTCAACGCCGTCCGCAATCTGCTGCTTGAGCTCAGTGTTTTCCTGCTCCAGTAGCGCCTTTTGCTCCTGGATTTCAGCCTTGGTGGGATTAGTGTCAGACATGCGTCACTCCTCTACTTGACAAACTTGTCCTTGTGCTCACGATACTCCGCAGTGCGCTCGACAATGCGCTGCATCATCTCGTCACTGATCTTGCCGCCCTTGAAGGCGCCGCCGAGAGACTGGGCGACAGCGTCCAGTTGCGCTCGATCAACGTCTGTTTCGGGGGCCGGAGACGGGGCGCGGCTGCCGCCAGGGGCAGTCGGCCGGATGCCGGTCATACGCCGGTTGGATCCAGCAGCGGCGGGCGTGAGCCCAAGCTGGAGTGCAGCCTCGTTGGCCGCGTTCAGCACCGCGCGCGGATCACTGTCGGCGTTATTGCCGAGCTGCGCAAGGATCTTGTTGGTCTGGGCGTAGAGGGTCGAGGACCGATCGCGCAAATCGGGCCAGCGACTCATCGCCTCGCGGTTGGCTTCCTGCTCTTGTTCCGCGAAACTCTGCTGGTGACGGACGGTACTGATCTTCTCGTCCACCTTCTCGGCAATACGTCGCTCCACCAGATACTCGTCGAACGCAGCACGCTGGTCCTCGGGCACCTGGTCGCGGTACTGCCGCAACTGATCAACAGAAAGGTCGTCCAGAGAGTTGGGGTTTGACGGCTGCGCGGGGGCCGTGGCGGTCTGGGACAGCAACTGATCAATCTTCGACGACACAGCCTCTAGCTGTCCCGTGAAGTAGTTCCGCTGCGCCTCCAGCTTCCGCGTAAGCTCACCACGAACGTTGTCGACAGTACGACCACCCTCGCCCGCGCCGTCGCCCTCACCGTTTTGATCACCCGGAACGGGACCGGGATCGGGGCTGGCGTCCAGGTTGGCGTCGTTGTCGTTGGGGTCGCCGGGCAGCGAGTCCGGCGTTACGCTGCTGAGTGCATTGTCCAGTCGGTCAGACATGGAGACCTCCTCCGCTCCGAATAACGCATCGGTCTTGCGAGACTCGAAGAAGGTGATTGGAGTTACTTCTCGAACTTATGCCCGCGCCCGTTAAAGGACGCACGCTGAGTTCGCTTTTTGGCGGACTTCTTCTTTACGCCGTAGCGCCCACGAATCGTTCCGCCGAACGGCTGTGAGCTTGGCTTCGTCTTGCGGTACTGGTTTCCCTTTTTGCCGGGTGTTCGGGCCATTACTGTACGCCCCCTTCGAGTGCGTTCATATCGTTGCCGCCAGCCTGGGTCATGCCCTGCGGCACGTTGTTCCCCTGGCCAGGTCCGACCACCATGGTCTGCTGCGTCATCTGCGACTGCAAAGCCTGGAGGTGCGCACGCTTGTGGTGCGCGTACCCGGCCGCAGCCTCGGGCGTCATGCTCTCGAAGGCGGGGGACTTCTCAAACTCGTCCATCACCTGCAAGTGCTCAGCGTGGTTGTCGGTCGGCAGGATGTCTACGGGGAACCCCATAACCAGGGCCTGGTTCTCGTTTTTCTGCGTCATGGGCGGATGCTGGTACGCACCCGTGCCGGGCATCGACGGAATGAGTCGGTCGATATCCACGCCCTCACTCCAGTGCCGCAGGAAGTCGCGCAGCGCCTCGCGGCGCGCGAACGGATCCTGGGCCATGTCGGGGTGCGTCATGATGGTGTTGTAGCGAACCTGCGCCAGCGTGCGGAGCACCTCGCGGTTGGTGTTCACTGTGTTGCCGGTGAAGCTGTACTCGAATCGACCGCGGATGTCGGCCGGGCGCACGCGCCGCGGCTGCTGCTGGCCAGTGACGTAATACCACTTCTCGTCGGGCGTCCACCGCTGGTAGAGTCCCATGATCTGGGCCATGAGCTCCGACCAACCCGTCTTCTGGAACCGGGTTACGAGTACGTCGGTGCGCACGTTGCCTTCGGATAGCAGGGCCAGCGTCCCCCGCGCGGTGCGGGGAGCATTGCGAACTTGCGGGCTACCCATGCTCATGGGGCTCACCGTCAGCCTGTCCGCGAACAGGAGTAGGGAGTCCATGGCACTCAGGTTCGCCAGGGGTTCCTGGGCAAACCGCGGGAACACGATGCCGTTCGGGTCCTGAATCGGGATGCCCTGGCCGGGCTGCACCCCAGTAAGAATCTGGGGATCGACCGCCGTGGCCGCGGGCACGTAGAAGAAGAATGGGTTATTGATGAGCTCCTGGGCGTTGTTCACGCTGTTCAGGACGTGGTCGACTTCGAGGTTAATGTCGATCAGCAGATCCGTCATGCCCTGGGCGTACCACCGATCCGAGATAGGCAGGTACTTGAGCGACACGAACGGACGCTTGCCGCTGGGCGACACCTCGTCCAGGTACACAGCGCTGGCGATCTTCTTGAGATCGTACGGAATCTGGTAGATGACGGGGCAGGCTTCGCCGTCCCCATCAACGTCGTCCTCCAGGTACACTTCGTACACCAGGATCTTGTTCTTGTCGTATGTGCGGTAGCCGGTCGGCAGGCTGATGGTGGTGTCGCGAACATCCCGCGTACCATCACCGGTCACGTTGTCCTTCTGGCGCCGCAGACTGTCGTTGTTCTCGTCCTCTTCCTGGCGCACTCCGCGGCGCTTCCGCAGAAACTCCAGGTCCTCGTCGTCCAGATCCCACTCGCCCGCCGCCACCAGGTCCTCGATCTCTGCGATCGTGAGCCAGTGCTGGTGGACGACGCGGTCTGCCGACTGGAGATCCTTGGTGCGGTACGGCACGATCAGGTCCTCGAACTCCATGAGCTCGACAACCGGGCCGTCGTGCACCAGGCTGGGCCGGTACACCGTGACGACCAGCTCGTCCACGTACTCGCTGTCCTCGATCTTGACGGTGCACTTCAACTGGCGACGCGCGTCCAGGAAATCGACCTCGTAGCGCCCTCCGTCCAGCCCCTCGCCCGCGGGCTGCGTCTCCTCGAAATTCACCAGTGCGCGCGTCAGATTATCGGGCTTGCCGAAGATCTCGACCATCACGTCGATCAGCGACTTGGCGCGCGGCTCCTCGACCGTTTCGCCCTGGGTGTCGATCTGGCCAACGTCCCACAGACGCTTCACCGGGAAGACGTCCACAGTCTTGCGCCACTTGCGGCGCCAACCAGTCTTCACCGTCGACACGCCGTCGATGGCCGTGTTGCGGAACCAGTTCTCGGTGGTGTTGTACAGGTCTGGGATATCGGACTCCAGCCCCCAGTTGAGGTAGAGCTCCGCGTGGTTCGTCTCCTCGGGCATGAAGTCTTCCGCGACGCGCCGCACGTGCACGATGGGCTCCGTGCCCCAGAACGCGTTCACGAGCTTCGGCACCATGCCCTCCACCTTTTCGGTGATCACGGGCAAGTGAATGTTGCTGGCACCCTCCCAGGGCTCAGTGACGTAATCGTCCTTGTCGCCGTAGAACAGGGCGCGCGCCAGCTCCAACTGGCGCAAACGCGGCTGCCGGTCCTGGACATCCTGGGCGATCATGCGCACCAGGTTCAAGCCGCGCGATTCCTTGAACTCTTTGCTTAGCTTGATCATCGTTACCCCGTTACTACAGCCTCGATGGTGGCAAGATTCGTCACAGATTCGTTCTGCACGTACAGATGCGATATGGCTCCTGTCAGCAGCAGAGCCCCGTTGGCGCCCAGCGGCCACAGGAACGAGTTGTTGTTGACTGCCACCTTGATAGCACGGTCCGTCTCCAGGAACAGCGTAGTGCCTTCATCCACGCTGGGAGACGCCGTTACGCCGCTCAGGTCAATTTCCTGCGGCATCGCCATGTTGGTGGCCAGCACGATGCGCTGGTGCGTGGACTCTGCGAACGACGCTTCAGCGGGGGTGTATCGCTGGTCGTACATCGTTCTACCATTTCGGTCTAGCTTTACGGATACCCCGATAGTCTGCTTCAGCACGTCTGCCATTTACAATCTCCTGGTTCCGCCGCAGCCTGTCAAGCTCGGGCAGATGAATTTTTCCGATGTAGAAGTCGTCCGGCGCCTCGCGCTGCTGCTGGCGCAACATGCCGCGCAGGACCGAGTAGTTCATGCCAGACTGGAAGTAGTAGCGGATCATGTCGATGAAGTCGTCGTGCACCTTGCGCACAGCGTCCTTCTCGCCCATCAGATCGCGCTGTTTGTTGCTGCCCCACTCGTCGAACACGAAGTTCTCGAAGTTCTGCTTGACTGGGGAGCACGTGTTGAATGTGATGAGAGTCGGCTCGTCCCACTCGAACTGGCCGGGCCGCAGTGCCTGGTGGATGGCGTCGTAGCCTGCCGCGGCGTTGCGCTTGCGCGCGTCAGCGAAGTAGAAGCCGTGCTTGGCAAACTCGCGCTTGATGGTCTGGCCACCGATGCGCTCGGCCTCGTTGGCGCTCCAGTCGATGATGCGCATTACAATCGGTTCGGCGTCTTCCGTGCCGAACTTCTCGAACTGGGCCATCACCTCCGCAACCTCGGCCACCGTCCGCAGCCGATTGTCGTAGAGTGCGCGGTAGATGAACACCTGGTCGTCTGGGCTGATTGCCAACCACATGACGGCGATGGGCTTCCGGGTGTGGGGGTCGGCCAGACATACCCGCGGCCAGCTCCGAGGAATCTCGAAGGGATCGATCCAGAACGGCGGCTCGGGCAGCCATTCCTTGTACACTCGGCCTGCCAGGTGAAGGAAATTACCGTGGAGTCGCGCTTCGAGCTCGTCCTCGCGCAGATCACTCAGGAAGCTCTCGATGGCTTCCCGCGACAGGTACCCGCCGTTCTCCGTGCAGTTATCCCACACCGAGAACTTGTAGGTCTTGGCACCCGAACCCGGCTCGTTCGCACGCCCCATGACGACGTCTGCGATCCAGGCCTGCGTGAGCGGCGTCATCGTCATCCACATCTCGCCAGAGAAGTCGATGAGTCCGCGCTTGAGTCCAACGTACTTCTTATAGTCAATGGGCTCGTCCGCCCACACCCAGTGCCCGTTCGGGCCCTCAAACGCCATGTCGTCCTGGTCGTTCGACATGAAGTAGATCTTGCTGCCGTTGCTCCACGTGAGAACCTGGGGCACCTTTCGGGGCGACCGCACGATCTCCTTGATCATGTGCTTCGGCGCCCACTCCTCGAACTTGGGCCAGATAGTCTGGCGGATGGCTTGCTCGAAGTCCTGGGCTATAACGCGACCGACGTTAGGAACAGGGATAGGATTACCGTCGCAAAGGCGAACAATATGATCAGGATGCTCAGGAGGAAGCCAAGGGCGATATCCAAGAGAGTGTGCAATAGCCTCACACACCCCCGCCACAGTTTTGCCAGAACGGTTAGACCCCAGCACCAGTCGAATATCATACTTGCCTCCGTCAGCGTGGAAGTCCTGGCCATCCATGCGGGGCAGTGGCCGGTAGGTCACGATCTTGGCGGTCTCGTAGACCGTCTCGATGCGCTCCAGCTCCTCCAGAATCCCGAGTGCCTGCTCGTAGGTCAGGTCCGGCGTCGGCTGGTCAATCATTTCTGCAATGTTGGCCACACTACACCTCGTCGAAGTCGTCGATGACCGTGTACTCCGCCGGGATCTCAGGCTCTGGCTCGGGCGCTTCCTTCACCGCCTCCCGAATCGCCTCATCCTGGAGTACTTGGGTCAGAGTTTCAGGTTGCTTGTCCTCGAACTGCACGTCCATGATGCGCAGCCGCTTCACCTTGCTGGCGATCTGTCGCACCGCGGCGTCCAAATCGGCGGGCAGGGGCATGGAGTCGACGGAACCGGTCGAATTCTGGAGCTGTTCCTGGAGATTGTGGAGAGTTTGCGTCTTGTCGGCCAGAATACCGACCGCAGTCACCTTCTGGAGAAGGGAGGGCCCCCACAGCTTGACGTTCGTGACGTTTCCGTCCTCGTCTTTCTGCACGATACGCCCAGACTCGTAGTCTGCGGGCCCAATACTGTCCAGAATCTCTTCCGCTGCGCGGTGCGCCCGACCTGCCAACTCTTGCGTTGCCTGCGCCCGCGCTTTGCGCAGGGCCGATGGCTGCTTCTGGAGCTCGGCCAGCACTTTGTAGACAGTAGACTCGGCCACACCAAGCTGGCGGGCCGTTTCTCGCTTGTTTCCGGTGATTGCGTAGACCTGGATGATGCCTTCACGCTGGGAATCGGTGAGCGGCTTTCCCTGGCGGGTGCCGCGCGGCAGACGGCGACGTCGATTGCGGGCCATGAAACGCTCCTGGGGTAGGAAAGAAGAGGATGAGCGGGCAGTTTCGGCGCCAGAAGATTAAGGCGTCAGCTAATCCTGGGCACACTGCCCGCATCAAGAAGAAAAATTGCTATTGAGAATATTTTCAAGTACTTCTTTTCTCTTCCCTCTACTATATATTACGTATAATAGAGGAAAAAGTTTCAAGAAAAGTGTCTCTTTTTTCAAAAAAGTTGTACGGAGACAACTGGAGTACCCCTTTAAATGGCTCTGAAGACCTTTAATCATAGGTTTTACGGCATTTCCCCAGATACGTGAACGGGGGTCTACGGAGTACTCCCAGTAACCGCTATATCACCGTACTAGCTCTGCGGGAAAGGAGAAAATAGGTAAAATATAGGTCAAAATATATGGGGAAAATTTTGTACCAGGTTAATTGGGTGGGGGGTTTACGCCTACGCGGAGCCCCTGGGGGGACCATCCCTGTTAATTTTTTGACAACCCCCGGCCTGGACACACGAAGGGGCAGACTGCCGAGTGTGACAGCCTGCCCTTTTGTCATGTGTTGTGTGCATGGGGCAGGCTATCCCACCCCATGCTTGTGTGCCCTACGCCAGCAGATCGGCCAGATCCCCGCGCCTGATGCTGTCGCCCTCGGCGTCCCGGAACCAGCCGCCGCCGGAGCACGTAAACAGCACGTCCCCGATGGTCACTGTGTCGCCCTTGTGTGCGCCCATGATGCCCTCCACGGTGGCATCCAGGGTGCGTCCCTTGCGGGCCATGCTGCGGCGCGCGCGGTCGGCCACAACGTCCGCCGGAAGGGTCTCGCCCTCGGTGGCGGCGTGGGCACGCAGCCGCTCAAGCTCCGCCGTGAGGCGAGCGATTTCGGCGTTGTTCCACTTCACTTGGCCCGGTCGCGCCTTGTCACCCAGACTGGCCATCCGGTCCTCGTGCCACGCGATGCGCCTCATCAGCTTGGCACACGCTTTCTCGTTGGCGGTGCGAGTGTCCACCTTGCGCTTGGCAGTCTTGCCCTTGCGCCCCTTGCCCTTGCCCTTCGGGGCGGCGGCGGCGGTCTCCAGCGCTTCCAGACGGGAATCCAGCTTGCTAACCAGACCGGCGAGGGTGGCGAGGATAGTGGTGGTGTCGTCGTGCTTGCTCATTGGGAGTCTCCTTATTCGGTTCCGGCCGGTCTGCCCGCGCGGCTCCCGACCGAGACACGATCGTACCAGACGCACTACCGCCAGTCAAGCACGAAATTCGGGGCAATCCCACATTTGCAGATTTCCCTTATTCAGACACATTCGCTCCCACATGCCTGCCGCGCCTGCCACACCAGCATACCCGACACGCCCGATCCTGTATACATATGCGAATGTATGCATATGCATGTATGCATGTATACGCGCACGACGCAGAGAGTATGCACCCGCCCGCGCTCACCCGCGTATACAACGAGTGAACGATGCGCCAAACTGGGGTCACACGTATGCATGCACGTACTGACAAAATGGCAGACATGATGTTCCGCACACGTATGCGGGCTGGCCGATGATGGTGATGTTGCAATAG